ATGAAACAAGCGAAGAATACGAACTAGACCGAGTTGCGCTCCGTTGCGAGTTTTCCGAATACCGCAGCCTAGTTGTGTGGGCGGACTCTTACGGGGCAGACCTAGGGGAAGCGCCCGAAGACGACGAAGAGCGCGACGAAGAAATTCGGGAGTACATCCAAGACCGCGGAGTGCTCATTGAATTCGACGGCGGCATCATCGTTTCCGAGTTTTAACCACAACCACCACACACTAGCCCCGAAAGGGGCGCAACCAATACACACTATGAAAACTACATTCAAACTCCGTAACAAAACAAACCGCCAAAGCGGTTGCACTCTTCTAATAGACCCAGTTCGCAACGCCCTTGGGTGGGACGTCGTTCGGCAATATGAGTGCGATGAAGGAACTCGACTTACGGGTGCAGAGATGGTAATATCCTACGATGTTAGCACACTAGCACGGCAATTTGACCTTACAAGTAAACGGGCCAGGGAACTCTCAGACCTTTTTGACTCGATGCTTTAACCACACACCACAAAACACCTATGAAACCACACCCACACAACGACGCCACCGACGCTTGGGAATCCGCCAAGCAATCCATTGCATCCACTATCACAACGCAGCGCACAGACCTAGCGCACCTATTATTCATCCTTATTGAAGAGCACACCGCAAATGGCGGGAAGTTTGCTTCTATGGAATCCGACATCCTGTTCCGTAGGTTCTTCTGGGGAGAGTCCGACACAAGCCACACAGAAGTCCTACAGCGCCTCTTTAACCACTATCGCAAGTAAACACCTATGACACCAACACAAGTAATCGTAGCCGTTCTCATAGCCGTATGCGGCACAACTATAGCTCTCATCTGTAAAACAAATGACATCATCAGAAACGCAACCCAGCCAACACACCAACACGTCGACCGCAAAAGAGATTTTAGAGGCTCTCGTCGCCGCCATTAAAACACACCAAGACACACTAGCAGCCACTGGCATCAGTACTGACCTATGAAAGACATTACATACCAACTGGAGTGCGCCCGCACCGTTATTCGTAACCTAGTGGGCTCACACCAAGCAACACCCGAAGCCGCTGCAAGATACGCCTGTCGACAACTAGACCTTCCGAGTGACGTGCGAGCGTCGCTCACTGAATACGCCGAGCAATTGGCACATAATAACTAGAAAATAAAACCACTATGGACAAGCATCATTACAAGTTTGACCTGTTCCTGATTACCCTGTTCATAACAACGCTAGCTCTGCTGCCCCTATTCGTAGAGCTATAACAAACCACACACACAACATACATACACCACACCACAAACCGCCACAGCGCGACCAAAAACACCTATGAAAACAGCATTACATTCCCGCAACCGTAACGTCCGTGACCTCTACAGAGCAGTACCAGTAAGCCGAGAGCGAGAGCTACGCCTAGCCGAGGCTGAAGCCGAGCAAGAACTTATCGACGCCGTTGACCGCGCCCACAAAACCTTTTGGGCAAAACGTGGTCACAGCAAACCGCCACGGGTCTCAAAGATTGCCCTCTATGACTTCGATGTTCCTAATCAAGCTTGGGTGAGTCCTATGACTGATTAAATGTCGGACAATTAAATGTCAGACAATTGTTGCATACGTATGCAAAAACGGCTAAATAATGTGGATTCACTTTTAGAATCGCTTAGCGTACATTTAAAAAAGACAGGGAGGTATTACCCATGAGTATAAGAATCAAAGGCAACAAGTTCCTTGCGGATATGATGCACGACGGGACGCGCTACAGACGCGCCTTTCCGACAGACGCAGAGGCTCGCGAGTGGGAAGCCACATTGCGTAAGCGTCTCACCTTAGGACAACCAGTAAGCGACCTACTGCACGGACAAACCGCCACAGGTATCAACCTTAGGGAGCTTCTGGAGGCGTGTTACCAAGCCGAGTGGCGTGACACCAAGAACGAGCGCCACCAGCTTATCAATATGAGACAGCTAGAGGCACACTTTGGTCACGACCTACCTGTTGTTACTATCACGACGGAGGCTGTTGACAGCTTCATAAGGTCACTTGAAGAGCGCCAGTTATCGCCCGCTACGATTAACAGCCGCCTATCGACACTCAGTAAGGCTCTCAACTTCGGGGCTGACCGTAACTACATTACAAACCGCCCAAAGATTACCCGTAAGAAAGTAGGCAACAACGCTCGCCTACGCTTCCTTACCGAAGAAGAAGAGATGGACATACTTGACGTTCTGGACGCCGACGGGCGCACCGAGTTCAAGGAGTTCTTTATCTGGTCACTAGACACTGGTATGCGCCCTATCGAGGCACGCCACGTACCACAGACAGCAGTGAGGTTTGACAAGGGTTTAAACCGCTACATCGTTGACCTTAGACGTACCAAGAACGGATACCCTCGCACCATTCCATTGACCGACCGTGCTTACGAAGCCTTCAAAGCTCTCCGAGATGAGCCCTTTCCATTCGCTAGGTTCACCGAGTCAAACATCCGTAGCAACTGGAAGTTTGTTAGAGAGGCACTCAACGACCACGACCCAGAGTTTGTGTTCTACCTCACAAGGCACACCTGTGCGTCACGTCTGGTGCAACGCAAGGTCGAGCTATACACCGTAAAAGAATGGATGGGTCACAAGACTTACGAGATGACTATGCGCTACGCAAAGCTATCTCCCCGCAATATGCTTGACGCTGTGGAGGCACTACAACAAGCTATTTAATTACAACCAACACACACACATATGAAGACAATACTACTATTAACATCACTCCTCGCGGTGTCATCGCTGGGAGCCTTTACAATACTTGATATTAACGACGGCTTACTAGCCAACGAGCCCAAGGTAGCCTTCAAGGGAGGCAGCACCAAGGTACGCCTAGACAACGGCGACTTCTTTAAGATGCAGGGCTTTGGAGACCGCGTAGAGCTACAGAGCGTCTCTAACAAGGACTGGTCGTTCGACAACAAGGTTATCTATTCAGGTGAGTTACCACTCGCTGACATCTATAACCTCAGCCAGAGCGACATCCTTACTATCACGGCTACAGCACGTCACGACAATCTTACTGAGTACGCCGTAGGACTTATCAAATACTTTAACAACGGTAAGCTGACCCTCAGAGCTGTTTCGGTACACGCTGTGCCAGAACCAAACACGTTTGCTCTGTTAGCTGGTTTGTTTGCTTTCTTTCACGTCGCAATGAAGCGCCGTGCAGCCTAACCCCAAAATGCACGAAACTTACAAATGTCTTGAGATTGATGGCGTCGATGTTGACGTTACCATCCACTGGGTAGCCGAGGAGTGTGGTGAAGACTACTACATCGGTGACGCCCACGTTTGGAGAAGCACCACAGAGTATCGCATAAGCCACGTCGAGTCCGACGATGAAATATATGACTTCGAGTACGCTCCGCTGACAGCTTTCGAGGTCGCCGTATCCGCAGCATACCAACAGAACCACTTTGAACCCTAATACATATACTACCCGCGAGCGTATGCGTGAAACCTACATTGCTGAGCTCGAAAAAGATAAGCGCCGACTAGACTACTTACTCGCCACCCAAAAAGTACCCATCCTCAAAACACGTACGATTATTGACTACGTGATGAAGCACGAACGCTACGACAAACGACATAAACAAAAACACACATGAGTATATCAAAAACTAATCGCCCTATGTTCAAACCCACGACCGAGGACGTTCTTACACGCGGTCTTAACGCTATGACGATGGCTTGTGATTCCCTAACCAAGCAAAACCAAACCCTGAACAAGGATATTGAGGGTCTTAAAGCCAAGATTGCTAGGTTACAGGACAGGATTCTCACCGAAGGTGGTGAAAAGCGGTGACAAATTAGTGACAAACTACGTCATCGGTGACAAATCGCGACAAATCCAACCCATAATGAGAACATTCCGTAAACTTGACAAAACGCGGAATAAGTCTTTTAATTCAAACACTTAAGTGGTACCCAAGGTCGGACTCGAACCGACACGCCCGTTAAGGCGGGGGATTTTGAATCCGCTGTAATCGCCAGACTCAGTCTAAATTACTGAAATTACTACAATAATTACAAATACTTATCCCCAGTATCGGTGACAACGCTATAGCCGTGGTGACAAACTGGTGACAATCCTTCTCCTATGGACAACCTCACTCAAGACGAGCTCAACAATGATATGACCACCATCGGTGTGGGCCGCTACCGCAACAAGGTAGAGGGAGCTCGTGCTCGTGGGACGGAATCCGAGACAGCCTACGGGCAGCGACTCATACGTGGTGCGCTTCCTAAATATATCAAGGCTATCGATGACCTCAAGGGTACTTGGAAGAAAGTTAAGAACAAAGGACAGTGGCAGTTAGATTTACTTGAAGTCCCGTCAGACAAGATTGGCTTCATGGTGATGCGTACTGTGTTGGATATGCTCACTCGCAACAGCAAGATGGCAGCGATGTGTACGAAGGTAGGCAATGTGTTGGACTACCAGATACGCTGCGACAGGCTGATAAAAACAAACAAGAAGGGCGAGGGCATCGTGCTGGGGGCTACCCGTAAGAGAGGTTGGGTAGCCTCCAAGCACCATATCCGTGTGAGTATTAAACACGAGGTCGAGAAGGGTCTAATGGAGGACATCCCCACGTGGACTCGCCGCGATGTTATGGCGTCAGGGCTCAACCTTGTGGAGCTCCTTCGAGACGTTACAGGTATTATTGAGTACCGCTACATCACCGACACGGGCCGCCGCAACCCTACTCGCTACGTTACCGCAGCCGAAGAGACGCTACGCTGGGTCGAGGAGTTCAACTATCACAAAGAGATGCTGACTCCGTTCTGGTTACCTACGGTGGACACACCAATGGAGTGGAAGAACATCTGGGAAGGCGGTTACCGTGTTGAAGACACCGAGCTTCCTAAGCTGCCATTCATCAAGACAACTAACATGGAGTTCCTTCGTGGCATCGAGGGTAAACTAGATGAGCCTATGGAGGCTTGTAACCTAGTTCAGCAGACCCCGTGGAAGATTAACGATGAAGTCCTAGCCACTATGGACTGGGCTTGGAAGAACTCAGTAAAGGTTGGTGGACTGCCGAGCCGCGACGACGAGGTGATGCCAGACATCCCCGCCGACTTCAACGAGAACCAGCGCTCAAAAGCTATGTGGAAACGTATGGCTGCGGGTGTTCACAAGCGTAATATGAGCACTCGCTCAAGGCGTCTATTGGTAGCTAAAGTTTTGTTCCTAGCTGAGAAGCTTAGTGACAATCGTTTCTTTTATCCATCTCACTGCGACTTCCGTGGTCGCGTGTACAACATTCCAGCTTTCTTAGGTATCCAAGGCCCCGATATGTGTCGCGGGCTTCTTAAGTTTGCGCGACCCCAACGTATCAAAACAGATGATGACTACAAGTGGCACGCCGTTCAGGGTGCGAACACTTGGGGCTACGACAAGGTAACACTAGATGAGCGCGTTAAGTGGGCTAATGACTTCGCCGCTGACGCAATACGAATTGCTGCAAACCCAACCAAAGAGCGACTATGGACAGAAGCCGATGACCCTTGGCAGTTCCTAGCGTGGTGCTTTGAGTGGGCTCAGCTCCAGAACACGGGTAAGCTAGACACCTTCCTCCCTGTAAATATGGATGCCACAAATAATGGTCTCCAGATTTTGTCTATGCTTACTCGTGACGAATACGGGATGGCAGCCACCAATGTGTTGCCTACAGACAACCCTGCGGACATCTATTTGGTTGTTGCTAAGCAAGCCGAGCGGTTCCTACGGAAGCAGGCCGACGAGGGGGACGCCATCGCTAACGCTTGGTTAGGTTTCGGCATTGACCGTAAGACCACGAAACGCCCTGTTATGTGTTACAGCTACGGTCTCACCGAGTACAGTAATCGTGCTTACATCGACCAGTGGTATGACGACCAGATACACGGAGAAGGACGCACACGCCCCTTCGGTGAGGACGAGAAGTACCTAGCCATCCACGTACTAGCTAAGGCCGTATGGAAGGGCATTGAGAGTGTCCTCGACAAGCCTAAGCAGTGTATGGACTGGTTCCAAGAATGCGCCACTATCATCAGCAAAGAAGAGCAGCCACTAAGTTGGGTAACACCCAGCGGTTTCCCTGTACACCAGCAGTACTTCAACTACACCCAGAAGAAGGTTGATACTTGGATTAGCGGCTCAGCTACCCACGTCCGCTACCGTGAGGAAGACGACAAGATTAGTAAGCTACGCCAGAAGAACGGTGTTTCCCCTAACTTTGTACACAGTCTCGACGCGGCTGCCCTTCACAAAACAATCATCAAAGCAAACAAGGAGGCGGGCATCTATGACTTCGCATTTATCCACGATTCCTACGGGACTCACGCCACAGGATGTAAAGCACTTGCTAAATCTTTACGGGAAGTATTTGTTGATATGTTTTCCGTTGACTTGCTCCAAGACTGGAAACATCAACTAGAGCATAACACGAACACAGTCCTTCCAGAGCCTCCAGAATATGGCACTGCGGACATCTCCAAAATCACCGACAGCACATATTTTTTCAGCTAGCACTCCGCTGGCTGAGCAGTAAACCACCGAAATAGGTAATAATACAAATGAGTAAAGTATATACAACGCCAAAAGGAAACGCGGTTTGGCCCCGCATCGACACACCAGACACCAAGTTTGACGAGGACGGTTTGTTCTCGTGTAAGCTCCACGTTTCTGAAGGAGACTTCAAAGCCTTTGAAGCTCAGTTGAACAATGAAATCGAGGCTGGATATAAAGCCGAGTGCGCGAAGCAAGGTAAAGACAAGCTTCGTATGGCTCCCTCCAAGCCCCTCCGTATCACCGACGAAGGTGACTACGAAATCTTTGCCAAGCAAAAGGCAAAGGTTCACACCAAGTCTAAGGGAACTCTTGAGTTCTCCGTAGCTGCCTACGATAGCCAAGGTAAGAAGATTGCTACTCCTAAGATTGGTAGCGGTTCGACCATCAAGATGGCTGTTGAGGTCAACACTTGGTTCGTTCCCAGTCAGGGCTTCGGCTATACGCTCCGTCTACGCGCTGTACAGGTCATCGACCTCGTAGAGTATGGCGACGGCGGCGGTGGCTTCGGCTTCGGTGCAGAGGAAGATGGCTACGTCGGAGAAGGCGAGTCATTCAACGATACCTTCAAGAGCAACGATGAGGCGGAAGCGACCAACGCGCCGTTCTAAGTTTCGCTCTCGATTTGAGGAAAAAGTGGCCTCCGCTCTCAAGCGGGCGGGGGTCACCCACTCCTACGAGTCGATGAAGTTAACTTATACGAAGGAATGCAAATACACGCCTGACTTCGTTTTGGACAATGGAATTATACTGGAGGTTAAAGGCTATTGGCTAGCATCAGACCGAACCAAACATCTACGAGTAAGGGAAGCACACCCCGACCTCGACATACGATTTGTTTTTCAGAGAGCAACCAACACACTCAACAAGACCTCAAAGACAACATACGCGGACTGGTGCGACAAGCACGGGTTCCTATGGTGCGAGGGGACGATTCCAAAAGAATGGATGAACTAACGGCGATTGCCACACACCAACCCTGCCCCGATTGTGGGAGCAGTGACGCATTAACACACAACGCAGACGGAAGCACCAAGTGCTACTCCTGCGGACTGTTCACACCGAACAGGAACAAAACAAACACACCAACACAACACACAAGTATGAGTAACGTATCACCGCTTGGATTCGTCCAAGGTAAGTTTATGGACATCACCCCACGGGGGATTAACAAGGAAACCTGCACCAAGTACAGCTACCAAATCGGAGAGATGAACGGCAAGCCCTGCCACATCGCCAACTACCGTAACCTCGATGGAGCGCAGGTCGCACAGAAGTACCGCTTTGCTGACAAGAGCTTCCACTGCAACGGAACTCCGAACTATTTCTTTGGGCAGAACCTGTGGCCTAACGGAGGTAAGAAGCTGGTCATCACCGAGGGTGAGATTGACTGCCTGACCGTTAGCCAGCTTCAAGGAAACAAGTGGCCCTGTGTGTCCCTACCGAGCGGGGCTCAGTCGGCCAAGAGTATCTTTAAGCGTCAACTGGAGTGGCTCTCATCGTGGGATGAGGTCGTTGTTATGTTCGACCAAGACAAGGCAGGACGTGAGGCGGCTGAGAGTGTTGCTCACATCCTTCCCGCTGGTAAGTGCAAGATTGCTCGCCTGAGCGGTAAAGACCCCAATGAGATGCTACTCGCCAACAAAGGCGACGAAGTTATCCGCGCATTCTGGGACGCTAAGGTATGGCGACCAGATGACATCGTAGATGGCACTGAGCTGTATGAACGCCTGACCACACCGAAGTTAAACGACAGCATCCCCTACCCCTACAGCGGTCTTAACGATATGACCCGCGGTATGCGCAAGGGAGAGATTGTTACCTTCTGTGCTGGTTCTGGTATCGGTAAGTCAGCGGTCTGTAAGGAGATTGCACTACACGTTCTCAAGTCCACCGACCGCAAGCTTGGATACATTGCCCTTGAGGAATCCATTGAGCGCACCGCTAACGGTATCATCGGTCTGGAGATGTCTCGCCCACTTCACCTTGAGCCCTTCGAGGCTGACGAGGCGTACAACAAGGCGTACAAGGATACAGTCGGCTCTGGTCGCTTCTTCCTGTATGACCACTGGGGTTCTCTGGATAGCGACAACCTACTTGGTCACATCCGTTATATGGCTAAAGCTATGGACGTTGACTACGTAGTTCTCGACCACCTCTCCATTGTTGTCTCTGGTATGGGCGACGGAGATGAACGCCGTATGATTGATAACACTATGACGAAGCTCCGTGCTCTCGTCGAGGAAACCAAGATTGGTGTTATCCTTGTTAGCCACCTCAAGCGCCCTGAAGGTAAGGGACACGAGGAAGGTGCAGCCACTTCCCTAGCGCAACTCCGAGGCTCCGCTGCCATCGCCCAGTTGTCCGATATGTGCATCGGCTTGGAGCGTAATCAGCAAGACAAAGAGAACCGTAACCGCACAGCCCTTCGTGTCCTTAAGAACCGCTTCAGCGGTGAGACAGGGCTAGCTTGTCAGCTCCTATACAACAAGGAGACTGGACGAATTTCAGAAGAAACAAACCCTCTGTTCGCTGACACCGAAGACGAGGCTAACCCGTTCACCCATTAAACCAAGGAGTAAATGAAATACTGTTCAAACTTTAAGTACGACCTCGAAGTAGGACAAGCAGCAGAAAAGGAAGTAGGTGAGATGCTCGCCAATCAAAAGATAGAAGTCAAACTCGACAAACGAGCTGTTCAGACGGGTAACCTGTTTGTTGAGTATGAATCTAGAGGAAAGCCTTCGGGGGTCTCCCGCTCAGAGGCTGAACACTATTGCTTCGTCGTTGGTAACTTAAAGTTATTCATCCCAACCGAGCGCCTAAAGGAACTTATTGAGCCACTCAAGGGTACTAAGTTCGACAAACGGGGCGGAGACAACAACACATCCAAAGGTGTCCTTCTAAAGTTGACGGACATCCTTACCGCCATATAGTCAGAAAATATACACATGAAAACAACAGCATACTTCGACATTGAAACCAACGGGATTGAAGACTGGGCAACACTAAGTGACTTAGAAACCATCCACTGTCTTGTTGTTATCGACCAGAACGGAACGGGACGCTACAGCGCTGACAACCTCCTCGATGGTCTTAAGCGATTATCAGAAGCCTCTACAATCATTGGACACAACGCCATTGGTTTCGACGCTATAGCACTCTGGAAACACTACGGGTTCCGTCACCCAGACGTGCAGGACACAGCCATTATGGGACGTTTGTTGTTCCCCGATGTTCGTGCCGACGACTTCAAACGCGAAGGGTTCCCAAAAGAACTCATCGGTTCCCACTCCCTGAAGGCTTGGGGCTACCGCATCGGTGACCACAAGAGCAACCACGGTGAGACCGAAGACTGGTCTACGTGGTCACAAGAGATGGAGGACTACTGTGTAACTGACGTTGAGGTAACCAAGAGTCTCCACGATTTCTTCCTTAAGAAAGGCATTGGAAACCTTAAGCAAGCCAACGACCTAGAGCACGGGTTTGCTAAAGCTATCCGCATCCAAGTAATGAACGGCTTCCCGTTTGACGTTAAGGCTGCTGAGGAACTCACCTGTTCCCTTATGGCTCGCCGCGCTGAGTTAGACGTAGAACTCCGCGAAGTATTTCCGCCAACCATTGAGACCACCAAAAGCAACTGGTGGTTAGCACCTGACGGTACAAAGTCCCGCACTAAGAAAGCCCTAGTCGAACAAGGCTTCAAAGCAAAGGACATCGTTAAAGGAGACCCCGTAACGAAAGAAGTACCATTCAACCCTAACAGTCGTGACCAGATAGCGGAGCGACTAATGGCTGACGGCTGGAAGCCAAACAAATACGAAGGTAAACGCCCAGCAATCAATGAGGGGGTACTTAAGGAAATCGGCACACCCCAAGCCAAAAAACTCCTTGAGTACCTCCTCGTCTCCAAGCGTCTAGGTCAGGTAGCTGAGGGAAACCAAGCGTGGCTTAAGCTAGAAAAGAACGGATATATCCACGGCTCAGTTAACACCAACGGTGCTATCTCTGGTCGCTGCACTCACAGCAACCCTAACGTAGCTCAAGTGCCATCTACTCGTGCTCCCTATGGTGAGCGCTGTCGTGCCGCATTCACAGCCCCAGAGGGCAAGGTGCTTGTAGGCGCTGATGCGTCTGGTCTGGAACTACGTTGCCTTGCTCACTACCTCGCGATGTTTGGTGATAAGGAATACGCCAAGACAATCCTAGAGGGTGACATCCACACAGCCAACCAAAAGGCAGCAGGACTCCCTACTCGTGATGATGCCAAGACGTTTATCTACGCCTTCCTGTATGGCGCAGGGGACGCCAAGATTGGTTCTATTGTTGGTGGTTCTTCTCGCCAAGGGAAGCAACTCAAGGAAGCCTTCATGCGTAAGACTCCCTCCATCAAGAAACTCTATGACGCTGTAGCCAACGCCATTGAAACCAAGGGTATGCTCAAGGGTCTCGACGGGCGTCCACTGCCTTGTCGCTCAGCTCACTCAGCGGTGAACCTGCTACTCCAGTCCGCTGGTGCTGTTGTTATGAAGCAAGCCCTCGTGGAGTTCGTTAAGTCCGCTAAGTTGCCCTACACAATGCACGCTAATGTTCACGACGAAGTTCAATTCAGTTGTGACCCTAAGCACGCCAACGAGTTAGGCCAGAGCTTCTGTAATGCTTTGACAAAAGCGGGTCAGGTACTCAACTTTAATTGCAGGCTCGATGGCGAATACAAGGTAGGCGCTAACTGGGCTGAAACACACTAATACACACATGAAAGAAACTAAAAACAAAATACTACTCATCGACGCTGATATGGTCTTGTACCGCTCAGTGTGTGCCGCAGAACAAGAGATGCGGTGGGACGACGACATCTGGACACTTCAAACCAATATGTCGGAAGCCAAGGCAGAGGTAGACAACCAACTGTCTACTATCACGAAACGCCTCAAGTCCGACAACATCCTATTGTTGTTCTCCCCTAAGCGTACCTTCCGCCACGACTTGTTACCCGCCTACAAGGCTAACCGCTCCAGTAAGCGCAAGCCCCTAGGTATTAGTGAGCTCAAGGAGTGGATGATGAATGAGTACCCATCGGAGATGTTCCCTAATATCGAGGCTGACGACGCTATCGGCATCTTAGCTACAGAAGACCCAGACAATCGTGTGGCTGTGTCCGCCGACAAGGACTTCGGAACACTCCCAATCACTTGGTACAACCACCAGAAAGACGTCCTGCGTATCGTGTCATCCGAGGAAGCTAATCATTTCCACCTTATGCAATCACTTATGGGTGACTCTACGGATGGCTTCACAGGTCTTCGGGGGTGTGGGCCACGTACCGCTGAGAAGCTCCTAGAGAAGAACGGAGCAACTTGGGGAACCGTTGTGGATGCCTACAAAGCTAAGGGACAGACAGCAGAGGACGCGCTGTTGACCGCTCGGTTAGCCCGCATCCTGCGTCACGGAGATTACAACAAGGAAACCAACGAGGTGAAGTTATGGCAGCCAGAAAGTTAAATGCGATTGACCGCCTAGTTTACGATATTGAACAAGCCAACAAGAGACACACAGAAAATATGAGTAAAGTAATTGAAACAGTACTACCAGACAGTGGAGAGCGCTCCGAATTTGACACAGGTGCAGTCCGTGACGCTATGAGCGGTAAGGGAATGCCCAGCTTGGTTCCTATTGAGGCACTCAGAGCTGTCTCTAAGCGTTTTGAGGACGGAGCTAACAAATATGGGCGCGACAACTGGAAGAAAGGTATCCCCCTGAGTCGCTATGTGGACAGCCTCTATCGCCACCTTTGGCAGCTTATGGAGGATGACCAGTCTGAAGACCACGGTGGAGCGGTTATCTGGAACGCTATGTGCTTGATACAGACCAAGAAGTGGATTTCGGAAGGTAAATTACCGAGTGAACTCAATGACCTATAATGTTTAGAAGAACCCCGTTATGAACGATAGCAGCAGTTATACGCAAATGCCCCCAGTTTCGGGGGCGCTTATCAAAGCTCTTGAAGAGGTCTATCCCTCCCAAGACTTCACCCCCTCTAAGGGTGTTAGAGAACTAGATTACCACTATGGACAGCGCTCCGTAGTGAATTTCCTCAAGCACACCTACCAAATTCAAAACGAAAATATCTTAACGAAAGAATAGTTATGTGTATGTCATCGCCCAAAATGCCTGACCCCGTGCCACCACCAGCGCCTCCCCCACCTCCCACGAAGACCGCGCAGAAGGTAGAAAACAAGGCACTTAAAAGCCGTCAGAGCTCCAAGAAGCGAGGCACTTCAGCATTAACCATTCGCCGTTCTTCCGTGAACACAGGTTCACAGGGGATTGGCGCTAACATCTCTTACTAACTTATATGCCTGACCAAACTCTCACGATTAACCACGCCGATGGAGGCAGCGAAACCTATACCATCAACCGTGATGAGTTTGAAAGTATTCGGAATATGGTCGTTGATGGTGGAGCTGTTTCCGTTGACCATACACCCCCTCCAGAAACCAGAACGATGTCCATCAATGGTAGCCCTATTACCATATCAAGGGCTACTGGAGGGGACATAAGAACGATTACCATAGACAGCCAAGAGGTAACGATAAATCGCAGTAAAACCCTTACATCTAACGCCCAAATCATTCGTCCTTATTACGTCTCAGGTGGCTTCAAAGTCTACCAACCAGACGGTCAATCCCTATACTTACAACCAGAATAAAAATTATGCCAGATATTACAGTTAGTAGCTCAGTAGATAAATTACTGAAATCAGATAACGAAAACGACATCCGCTCAAACATAGGTCTTGGAGCTGCTGACGTCCCATCGTTTGGGGGTTTAAACCTCCCCGATGGTGTTACCTTTGGGATGTTATCCTCCCAATTAAAGTCTTCCATCGCTGGTAGTCTTGACCCTGAAGACTACGCAGGGGAATTGACTGATAGCACTTTTAATTTCCCTAGCGCGTCAAGTAGTGCGGGTAAATGGTATTACTTAAATGGCGTTAGTGGGACACTTACAGGCTCAAACGCCCCCTCAGGTATTGCTGAAGATGGTGGTTATGCGTTCAGTGATGGCTCCGCTTGGTCGCTAAGAGGAGCTACACCAACGAACATACTCGACGGGAGTGTTACAGCGGCTAAAACCTCGTTCCTCACCCCTACCCGTAACATTTTCGACATAAGTTCGATTACAGAAAACACCTTCCTAAACGCTGGTAATGGAAACACATCAACAAACACAACCTACTTCGTCTCAGACTTCATTGAGGTACAGGCGGGTCAGACTTATTTCTGTAAGAGTACAATCCTAAATCGCAATATGCGAGGTTGGGCTGCTTACGATTCTAGTTTTGTAAGAGTGGGAGCTGAAAGTAGCACAGACAGCGGTAATACGATTACTGTACCAGCTAGCGGTGTTAAGTATTACAAGTTTATTGGTTACATGGATGCAAAAGAAGGTTACCAGTTCGAACTTGGAGCTGCACAAACAAAGTTTATTGCTAACGGTTACCATTTAGATACTACAAAAATTATTCCAGAAGTTGAGTTACCGTTGTACTCTAACTGGGTTGGTAAAAAATTCACCAGCTACGGGGATAGTGTTACTGCTGGTAATTACTGGCAGCAGCATATTGTACCTTATTTCGATTTAGACCACACCAACCGTGGGCAAGGCGGTCGTAGAATATCTGGTAATGGTTCAGTTACGACAGCTATGTGCTTCCAAGCGGATGTAGATACAATCGCCACCGACTGCGAGCTTCTTATCGTTATGGGTGGCGTTAATGATTGGGCAAACAACTGTCCACTAGGCTCGCCAAATAGCGTCGACACAAACGATTTCTATGGTGCTCTCAATGTGATGTCGGAGCGTTTAACGACGCGATTACCTAACTGCCGAATTGTGTATGCAACAACCACCTATTCGGAATACGCTGATGGTAATTGGCAAGTGAGAACGCTAGGTAATCCTTGGTCGAGCGGAGCTGTTAATGGTGCTGGTTTAAGCTCAAACGACTACGCAGAGGCTATACGGGTTGTGGCAAAAAAGTGGGGGTTCCCGATTATGGATTGCGCGGCTGAGGATGGTGTTAACACTGTTAATGTTGACGCTTACCGAGCTGATGATGGCAACCATTTTCACCATAACGAAATAGGTGGTAAGAGAACCGCTGAAACAGGTATTAAGCTCCTTTCGAGTCTTGCACCCCTCTCTTAAAATTAAAAACCCCTCAGGGCTAAAAACTCTGGGGGGTTTTGCTTACATTGTTGACACACGCACTCCACCCATCAGAATAAACAAAGAATAACTTTTCCCACCTACGCAGTGTGTTCCTTAACCCTATCGGTTAGACTCCTCGCACGAAGGCAACACCAGTCGTAGGCTGGGTCATTTTCCCTATATATGAATACTGAATCAGCCCAAAGCCTCTACTCCAAACTGGAGGGTAAGCGGTACCAATACGTAGACCGCGCTCGTCAGTGTTCCAAATTAACCCTTCCGTACATTATGCCTGAAGAGGGCTTTGGGGCCCACAGTCGCCTTGAGACTCCCTTCCAAGGTATTGGAGCTCGTGGTGTAAATAACCTAGCATCCAAGTTACTACTCGCGCTACTCCCGCCTAACGCTCCGTTCTTTCGTCTTAACATTGACGCTCGTGGGTTAGCCGAGGAAGGCGCTCCACCAGAGCTAGCTACAGAGATTGAGACAGCTCTCCAGCAAGTCGAAGAGTCCGTAATGGACGAGATTAGCCGTGAGACCTATCGCACAGCACTCCACGAAGCTCTTAAGCACCTTATCGTCACTGGTAACTCCCTCGTCTATCTTCCTGAAGAAGGCGGTATGCGTGTGTTCCACCTCGACCGCTATTGCGTAGAGCGTGACCCAATGGGCAACATTCTTTATATCTGCACCAAGGAGCAACTCTCCTATATGTCCCTGAGCCCAGAGATGAAAACTCTAGCGGGCGCTGAGGGCGGTGAAGGCGCTGACAACGAAGTCCACCTGTACACCGCTGTGTGTCGCAAAGAGAACGGCTGGAAGGTCTGGCAGGAAATTAACGGTAATGTCATCCCAGACAGCGAAGGCTTCTACGCTCTGGACAAGAACCCGTTCATCCCTCTCCGCTTTAGCCGTATTGATGGCGAGGACTATGGACGTGGCTACGTCGAGGAATACCTTGGCGACCTCCAGTCCCTTGAGTCCCTCCAGCGTTCCCTTGTAGAAGGCTCTGCGGCTGCCGCTAAGGTTCTTTTCCTAGTGAACCCCAACGGGACTACACGCGCCAAGACACTTGCTGAGAGCCCTAACGGTGCTATCGCTCAGGGTAATGCGGCTGACGTGTCCGTACTCCAGCTCAACAAGTTTAATGATTTCCGTATCGTACAGGAAGCTATCGTCAAGATTGAGGAGCGCCTCGGTCACGCCTTCCTGTTAACCTCTGGTGTTGTCCGTAACGCCGAGCGTGTTACCGCTGAGGAAATCCGTATGCTAGGACAAGAGCTTGAGACCGCTATCGGTGGCCTCTACTCGCTCCTCTCAGTGGAACTTCAGATGCCCCTCGTGAACCGCCTGATGGCTGTGATGGGTAAGAAGCAGAAGCTCCCCAAGCTGCCTAAGGACATCGTTAATCCTGTTATCATTACAGGTGTTGAAGCCCTTGGACGCGGTCACGACCTACAGAAGTTGGATATGTTCCTAGCTGGAGCAGCTCAAGTCGTAGGCCCTGAGGCTGTAGCCCAGTTCGTCAACGTGGGTGAATACTTTAAACGTCGCGCAACCAGCCTCGGTATCAAGACTGTGGGTCTGGTTAAAAGCGAAGAACAAATGGCTCAAGAAGCCCAACAAGCTCAAATGATGCAAATGACGGAGAAGCTCGGCCCTAGTGGTATCAAAGCAATTTCCGACCAAGCAAAAGCACAACAAGAAATAAGCGAGGAACAATAATATGGCTGAACTACAGCAAATGCAGGTAAACGAAATCAACGAGGAAGAGAACATCTCCCTCGAAAAACAGGCGGCTATGCAAGAAGAAGCTGCCCAACAGCGTAACCAAACGCTTGAAGCTGACCCCAAGGCTGGCAAAGAGACCATCGAGGAGCAGCTTAAGGAAGAAGAACCAGAGCGCCCTGAGTGGCTCGACGAGAAGTTCGAGAGCCCTGAGGAGATGGCTAAGGCTTACAAGGAACTACAGAAGAAGATGTCCGAGCCTAAGCCCGCTAAGAAGACGACCGCTAAGAAGGACGCAGAGCCTGACGTTAACCCTACAGAGGTTATGTCTGAGGCTATCGACAGCGCTACCAATGAGTTCTCAGAGAACGGTGAGTTGTCCGACAAGACCTTTGAAGCTTTAGAGCAAGCTGGTCTTCCACGTCACTTCGTTGAGGCGTATATCAACGGTCAACAAGCTATGTCCGTACAGCAGGCTTCTGCTATTCAAGAGTCCATCGGTGGTGAGGGTAACTACTCCGCTATGTCCGAGTGGGCTACAGAGAACCTGACAGACAGCGAGTTGGACGCCTTTAACTCTATTGTTGAGGGTAGCTCCGTAGACGCCGCTAAGGTAGCCGTTAAAGGTCTCTATTCACAATTCCTAGCTGCTGGTGGTAAAGGCCCGTCGCTAGTTCAAGGCTCCACCTCTGGAGAAGCTGGTGTAAAGCCTTTCGGTTCCGCAGCACAGCTCACAGAAGCTATGCGTGACAAACGATACGAGACTGACCCTGCTTATCGCGAGCAAATCGAGAAGCGTCTAGCGGTCTCCACAATCTTCTAAAGAATGTCTATCGAACTTTTATCAATGCTTGGAGGTGGCGTCACGGGTTTCGTGATGCGCCTCATAGCTTCCCAAGCGGAAGCACAGGGTAAGGCTCTTGAACGAGCTCTCGCCCTTCAATCGGCTGCTGACGACTCTGCTGACCGAGCTGCTGCTCGTAACGCTGGTGTGTGGGTACGACGCCTTATTGCTGCGTGTATCCTGTTTGCGGTCATCATCGCCCCCTTCGTTCTTGCTGTTATCGACGTACCTGTTGCCTTGGAGACCGAGCGTTCGGGCATCCTGAAACTACTACTAGGTAACGGAGGTTATAAACAAGTTGAAGGTTTCATCTTACTTCCAGAGGTACGCCAAGGTATGCTGGCTTTGCTTAGCTTCTACTTTGGTTCCTCAATGGTCAAACGCTAACCCAATCTCATTAAATGAATTCGTCAATCTCATACCTCATTGGGAGACTTCTCATCATTCTCCTAGTACCATTGTTGGTGACGGCGGACTTGCTTATGGACGGTTTCAAATTCACGAAACGATGGTTAGGGACTACAATCGCATCACTGGTCGCAAAGTCGCCCACGTGGTTGCGTTCGACCCTGTCTTCAGTAAGCACATCGCTAAAACAGTTCTGGAGTACTATTCAGAAATCATAAGACGACGAGGAATTGTTCCCACCACTGACCACTGGCTGTACATCTGGAACGGCGGTGGCGGTGCGTGGACTCGCGTATCAAACCCAAGAAGCGACAACAAACAACGTAATTTAGAGCGCTACAAACGACGCGCTGACAAAATCATTAACCAGTACATAAATGAAAAGAAAAGGCGTAAGTCTCCGAAAGGAGCATAAATCTTCCAAGGGCGGACTGACCGCTAAAGGGCGGAAGTATTACAACGCCAAGACTGGTTCAAATCTAAAAGCCCCACAGCCACAAGGTGGCTCTCGCAAGAAATCCTTCTGTGCTCGTATGAGTGGCGTTAAGGGGCCTATGAAGGATTCTAAAGGACGACCAACACGTAAGGCACTAGCCCTGCGCCGTTGGAAGTGCTGACAACTTTCGTTCCAATAAACAAGGAGTAACTACTGGCCCACCGAGGTGGATAACCTGCGAGTAAAACGAGTGAATCGGAACACCTAAACAAACCTAAATAATAACTAAATACAGAAAGAAAATATATCATGGCTGATACAACTGCATCCCGTTTGGGACAAGTTAATGCAACTGGTGATGTCGATAGCCTCTTCCTGAAGGTGTTCTCTGGTGAAATTCTTACTACGTTCGAAGAACAGAACGTGATGAAGGATTTGCACATGGTTCGCACCATCAGCAGCGGTAAGACTGCCCAGTTCCCTGTTACAGGCGTAGCTAGCGCTGCTTACCACACTGTCGGTGAAGACATCGTGGACGGCTCTAACGGCTACCTCTCAACCATTAAACACGCTGAGCGTACAATCAACATCGACGATGTACTGATTGCTTCTACGTTCATCGCTAACATCGACGAGCTGAAGAACCACTACGACGTCCGTAGCATCTACGCTAAGGAACTCGGTAAGGCACTCGCGAAACGCTTCGACATCGCTACGATGAAGACTCTGTTCGCTGCTGCTGGCGGTACTTCCGAAATCGGCGGTAACGGCGGTACTTCGGTTTCTGGTGCTACTACAACGACTGCTAGTGGTCTTGTTGATGCGCTGTATGCTGTTGCTCGCTCGCTTGACGAGAAAGACGCTCCAGAAGACGGTCGCTTCGCTATCCTGACCCCAAGCCAGTACTACACTCTGTTGACTGCTGACAACGTTGCTATCAACCGCGACAACGGTGGTGTTGGTAATGTTGCTGACGGTAGCATCGCTCGTGTTGCTGGAATCAACCTGTTCAAGAGTAACCACCTCGACAGCATCATCGGACTCGGTGACGACTCTGCTGTTGCTACTGGTGACGGCTCGTCTAACAATGACGTGTTCGGTGCGGGTGGTACAGGCTACAACGGTGACTTCTCCGCTCTTAGCGGTACTGCTGGAGCCAAGGGCTTCCTTGCGGGTACTAAAGAAGCTATCGGTACTGTTAAGCTGCTCGACTTGGCTACCGAGTCTGAGTACCAGATTCAGCGTCAAGGCACTCTGTTCGTTGCTAAATACGCAATGGGCCATGGAGTTCTCAGACCTGAGTGTGCCGTGAAGGTCATTCCTGCTTAAACGATAACCCTTAACTGGAGACCCCTTGGGCCAATCCCCTTGGGGTCTCTTTTTAACCCTTTATAAATCCAATTATGCCAACCCTGACATCAAAGCTAGAAGCTGTTAATTCAATGCTAGGTCACATCGGTGAGTCACCTGTGAATAGCATTAGCGACACCAACGCGCTCCCTATTAGTGCTGCTACAGCAATCTCAGTTCTCGACGAAGTTAGCCGCGCTGTTCAAGCTGAGGGGTGGCATTTCAACACAGAACTTAAAGTCACCCTGAGCCCTGCTGGGGATGGCACTATCACACTGGACGAGGACGTCCTAGAGGTTGACACCACAAGCAACCCCGACATCGCACAACGCGGTCTCGCACTCTTTGACCGCTCCAGCAACACATCGGTATTTACTAGCGACCTAGAGGTCAACCTGACACGCCTACTGGACTGGACAAGCCTTCCAGAGGCAGCGCGCCGCTACATCACCCTCAGAGCCTCTAGGGTCTTCCAAGGACGCCTTGTGGGTTCTCGTGAGCTTGAGGCTCTTATCGCTCGTGACGAATACAACGCACGGGCTGACCTTATGGACGCTGAAGCAAACACCTCTGACCGTTCTATATTTGACAGCTACGACGCAGCAATCAGAATTGGTATCAACCGTAACTACGACCTTGCCTAATGGCCTTAATTAACACCTCTGTTCCTAACCTTATCCAAGGTGTCTCTCAACAACCAGACGCAAGTCGCTTTGCTGGTCAATGTGAGGAGCAGGAGAACGCTCTGAGTTCCGTAGCGGATGGCCTTAAGAAGCGCCCTAACACTAGGCACGTTGCTAGGATACTACAGACAGCTATTACTGCGAACAGCTTTGTTCACTTTATTAACCGAGACAGCAACGAAAGATACGTTGTTGTTCACGATGGGACTAAGATACAAGCGTGGAATATACTTACTGGTGTCGAAGCTAGCATTGAGGGCGTCACGGGCGGTTATACGCCGACATCTGGGAGTTACTTAGACACAGCAACACCTC